TGGCAACAAAGATAAGATAGCTGATAAGCACGTAGAGAACAGACAGAGACTTATTGATGAAGGTAAAGTTTTACCACCTGAAGGCATGACAAAAACACCTAACAAAGTTAATACTTTCAAAGCAACTAAACCGCCTAGAAAGGCAAAAAAGAAAAAGGTAAGTTAATATGAAAATTTTAGAATTATTAGGTTTAAAAAAGAAGATTGAAGAACCTAAAAAGAAAAAAGCACCAGTTATAAAAAAGAAAAAGAAAAAAATAACTAAGAAGAAAAAGTAATGCCAGGAATTAGTAGAAAAGGTGATGGTCTTTCAACAGGTCATATCTGTGCAACGACCTCAACTCTTGCTACACCTGGTCAAGGATCAGTATTCGCAAATGGTAAACTTGTAGCGAGAAAAGGTGACCCTACTGTGGCACATCCTTTTCCACCTTCACCTGCTTGTGCACCACATACTGCAGCTGTAAAGGGTGGTAGTGGTTCAGTATTTTGTAATGGTTCTGCTGTTGCAAGAATAGGTGACGCTGCTGATTTAGGTTCTATGACTGGTGGGTCAGGAAACGTATCTGCTGGATAACGGTATAAATATACCAAAGGAGAGATTATAAATGTCAAGGTATGACGCAACCCAAAGTAATGAGAGTAAAAGAAGCGCTAAATTCTACCGTGATTTAGATTTAGACTTTCAAATAAATTCTGCTACAAAAGATATTCAAAAACTCTCAGATATTGAGGCTGTAAAAAGAAGTGTTAGAAATTTAATAAACACTAATCATTATGAGAGACCTTTTCATCCTGAAATTGGTTCTAATTTAAGAGCGATGTTATTTGAAAATATCACTCCACAAATGACCCATGCAATCTCTAAACAGATTGATTTATTAATAAGAAACTTTGAACCTAGAGCAAGATTAGTTCAAATAAATGTGCAACCGTTTATTGAGAGAAATGGATATAGAGCTTCAATATCATTTTTTGTGGTGAACACTCCAGAAAGAGTTGAAGTAGAAACATTTTTAGAAAGATTAAGATAAGATGGCAACAAAATTAGAAATATCAGAATTAGATTTTGATGGTATAAAAGCAAATTTAAAAAACTTTTTATCACAACAAGACGAGTTTAGAGATTATGATTTTGAAGGTTCTGGTATGGCAGTTCTTTTAGACTTACTTGCTTATAATACACACTACATTGGTTTTAATGCTAATATGTTAGCAAACGAAATGTTTTTAGATAGTGCTGATGTAAGAGCAAGTGTTGTATCAAAAGCAAAACAAGTAGGTTATACACCAACAAGTGCCACAACTTCTCAAGCAAAAATTGATGTTGTTGTTAATGACGCTACAGGTGCAACACTTACCATGTCAAGAGGAACACAATTTACAACTACCGTGGATGGTACAGCATATAATTTTGTAAACAATGCTGATTTAAGTATTACACCTGTCGATGGCGTTTACAAGTTTAGCAACGTAGATATTTTTGAAGGCACATATTTAAATTTTAAATATACAGTAAATACATCTGACACAGATCAAAGATTTATAATACCAAATGATAATGTTGACACAACAACATTAACAGTAAAAGTTCAAGAATCAAGTTCAGATTCTACAACAAATACATACACACTTGCAACTGGTATTACAGGATTAGATTCTACATCTAAAGTTTATTTTTTACAAGAAGTTGAGAATGGTAGATTTGAAGTTTATTTTGGTGATGGTGTTTTAGGAAAAGCAGTTGCTGATGGTAACATAATTATTTTTGATTACATTAATACAAATAGAACAGAAGCAAATGGTGCCACAACATTTACTTTAGGTGGAACAATAGGCGGATTTTCAAGTGCAACAATTACAACCATAAGTAATTCTGCTGGAGGTGCTGATCCAGAATCAATTACATCTATTAAATATAATGCACCTAGAGATTATACATCACAAGATAGAGCTGTTACAGCTGATGATTACAAAGTTTTAGTTAAAAGTTTATATGCAAATGCTCAAGCAGTTCAAGTTTATGGTGGTGAGGATGCTGCTGTGCCAGATTATGGTAAAGTTTATATTTCAATAAAAGCAAAATCTGGTGCTAATCTAACAGAAACTACAAAAGCAAGTATTGTTAGCAATCTTAAACAATATGCTATCGCTTCTGTAAGACCAATAATTATAGATCCTGAGACAACATTCCTAACACTTGATACGACTTTTAAATATGATACAACCGCTACAACAAAAGATAGTAGTACATTAGCAACAAATGTGTTATCTGCAATTACTAGTTATAATAATGATACACTACAAAATTTTACAGGTGTTTTTAGACATTCAAAATTATTAGAAGCAATTAATGGTGCCGACACATCTATTTTAAGTAATATAACAACCATTAAGATGTACAAAACAATTACACCAACTTTAAACTCAGCACTTAAATATACAATATCATATAATAACGCATTTTATAATCCACATAGTGGTCATAATTCAAGTGGCGGTGGTGTCATATCATCAACTGGTTTTAAAATTAGTAATGACGATTCTACAAACGAACATTTTTTAGATGATGATGGTGAGGGTAATATAAGAGTTTATTATTTAAGTGGCACTACAAGAATTTATACAAGTACAACTTTTGGTACTGTTAATTATACAACTGGTGAAGTTGTTTTAACATCAGCCAATATTACAAGTATTTCAAATGTAGATGGTGCTGCTAGCACTTTAATTAGAATATTTGCTATTCCAAGTTCTAATGATGTTGTTCCAGTTCGTAATCAGGTTTTAGAAATAGATACAACTAATTCAACTATAAATGGCGATATTGATACCGTTGAAAGTGGTTCATCACAGGCAGGAACTACTTATACAACCACTAGCAGTTATTCATCATACTAATGGATAACAATGACAACATTTAAAAAAACAAACAAAAGAAAAGTATCAAACTTAGTAAAAAGACAACTACCAGAGTTTGTCTTAACAGATCATCCTAAATTTGCTGAGTTTGTAAAATCTTATTTTCTTTTTTTAGAATCTGCACAATTAGAAATATCATCTTTCACATCAGTTGATAATATACTTTTAGAAGGTCAAGGTGCTATTGATAATTTTGTTTTATTAGATAGAACAGATACATTTGGTTTAGACGCTGGCGATAAAGTTGTAAACGAAGAATTATCTTTCTCAGGAACATTTCAAAAAAATGAAGTGATTACAGGCGCCACCTCAGGTGCAACAGCTACAATTCTTGCTGAAAACTTTGCTAATTCAAAATATACAATATCTGCAAACAATGGTTTTATTACAGGTGAAACTGTAACTGGTGCAACATCAGGTGCTACTGGTATCGTTGGTAAGTATCGTGCAAATCCAATAGAGAATATTCAACAATTTTTAAATTACTCAGATCCAGATCATACAATCGCTGATTTCTTATCACAAATGAAGGAAGAGTTTTTAAAAACTATTCCAACAAATACAACTAGTGCTTTAGATGATAGAAAACTTATCAAAAATATTAAATCATTATATCGTGCAAAAGGAACAGATAAAGCTCATCAAGCATTTTTTAGAATGCTGTTCAATGAAAATTCAGAGGTATATAAACCAAATGAAGATATGTTACGAATATCTGATGGTAAATTTTCTACTAACACATTTCTTCGTTGTACACAAACAGCTTCACAAGCACTTAATGATCCTATATTTTTAGTTGGTCAACAAATAAAACAAACCAATAATCCTGCCTCTACTACGATAAACGAAGCAACAGCGATTGTTGAGAATATTACAAAATTTAGAGAAGGTACTGTTGAAATAATTGAAGTAGAAATAAATGATGACACAACAACTGGTACATTTGTAAACGGCGAGATAATTGAGGGTGCTAGTTATGAGGATGCAAATGATATAGTTAAATTAACAGTAAGTCAAGCTGTATCAACTACCTCAATAACAAACTCTGGTTCTACATTGACAGTTGGTGATGAAGCAACGGTATCAGGTGGTGAGGGTGCAGGTGCTCGTGTTCAAGTTCAAGATTTATCTGGTTCTGGTGTTGATGAAGTTATTGTCAATGCTGCTGGAACAGGTTATCTAGAGTTTGACACACTTACATTTAGTTCAGGAACTGCTGAGGCAAAAGTTGCTATTGTAAATGGTGGTTTTGCACCAGAGACAGGTAGTGTAGCAATTCATGTAGAGTTAGAATCAGGAACAGTAACAGGTTCAGGTTCTGGTGATCTATTGTTAGAGGATGCCATGGATAATGGTAGAGGTGGTAAACTTTTAGATTCTGCTTCACAAGAAGTAGAAAATGAGATTAGATTTGAATTAGAGAATGAAGTTGGTCATTTATTGGCTGAAGATGATGATAATCAAGTATCAGATACTTTCTTTATTTTGAATCAAGAATCACAAGTAAACACACCTTACAATATGGAAGATGAAGATCATATTGTATTAGAAGATTTTACACAAGACGATGGATTATATATTGGTGACAAAATAGTTCAAGAAAACTCAACTGGTAGTGGAGATATAACTGATATTCGAATGATATCAAGTGGTGGTGGTTATACATCTTTACCTACTGCAACGATATCTGGAGATAGATTTATTTCTTTAGAGGATGCAACTTCAAATGTGTCAGCACCTTTTAGTAGAATAGAACTAGAACAAGGCGGTAGACTTTTATCGGATATTGCTTTTGATGGTGCAAACGGCACAGTAATACCTTATGGCGAAGATATAGGTAAAGCAACCTCATTAAGTATTATTGAACATGGTATTAATTTTACGTCAGCACCAACACTTGCGTTTCCTAAATATGCTGTTGTTAAAACAGTTTCTGGTACTGTATCAGCAGATGAAACTTTTACAAGTAATGTTAGTGGTGCAACTGGCACAGTAGTTAGTTTATCTGCACCTCTTTTAAAATATACAGCAACTACAAGTGAATTAGAAGTTGGTGATACTGTAACATTTTCTGGAGGTGAAACAGCTGTAGTCGTAAAAACAAATAATATTACTGCGACAACTTCAATCGATACTAGAATAGAAACAGCAGGTAGATATATTGCACAAGATGGACATCTATCAGAACAAACAAAAAGAATACAAGATAGTTTATACTATCAAGATTTTTCATATGTAATTAAAGTATCTGAGGCTATAGATAAATGGCGAGACGCTGTTAAGAAAGCAGTTCACCCTTCTGGTTTCTATGTAACTGGAGAAGTGAATATTGCAACATCTGTAAGTGGTCAAGTTAAACAACCAGTTGGTGCTACATTATCTTCTGGATTATTCTCTGGCACATCTGATAGTCCTATCTACATGAGATTAAATACTTTATTCTCTACATTATTTGATAGAAGAACAGGTGTTGGTTTACGAAGTATGAGTGGTGGTATTGAGTTAGATGGTAAAACAAAAGTATCAACAGCTGTTGCAAGAGCAGGTATAGCAGTTGAACCACAAAATGATTATAGAGATACAACAACTAATACTCAAAAGGCATTAAATTTATCACCAGAAACTACAATTGAAACTGAACAAAGAAGTAGAAATAGTTTTTATAGTTTAAATAGTTATAAAGTAAGAAATGTAGATGTAAGTAATGGTTTTGCATACGCAGGTCCAAGACAAAGAAATTTAAGAGCACCTTTTACTAGATATGCCCACAATAACGGTATATTACTAGAAGGTCATACGGAGACTGGTAATTCTAATATTAAGTTAGAAAATGAATCAGGTGTAATTGCAAGTGAATTTGGTATATCTGCAAGTACAACATTATCAGATTGGGCACAGTTAAGATTTACAGGAACTTTGAATACAAATGTTGACGGAGAAACTATGAGATTATCAGACCTAGAGGGAACCAATAGTAATTTAGATCATAGAAATAATTTTGCGTTTCCTACTGACATCACCCAAGAGCCTTCGTAAACTCTTATAAATAATATGAAAGAACACTTAATTAATGGGAAACTAAAATGGCAGCAATAATAACAAACAAATTTAGAATAAATAATGCCGAGCAGTTTGTAGAATCATTTAGTGAGACAGCTGCAACGACTTATTATCTATTCGTAGGAAGATCACATGCTTGGGCGACTGATTCTGACGGACAAGGCAGATCAATCAACGAGGGAACAGACGCTTCTCCACCTACACCTAATGATGACGTTTCATCTGAGTTTTATAACTATGATGATATGTTAGGTGCAAAACTAATTACATCAAGTGATGTATCTCATGTAATACCAAGAAGAAACTGGACAACAGGAACCACTTATGATATGTATGAGCATAATATTAGCTCTTCTAATACAGCAAATAGTGGTGCAACAAATTTATTCGATTCAAACTTTTTTGTAATGAACAGCTCTTTTGCTGTTTATAAAGTTATAGAAAACGATGGCGCTACAGCGTCAACCGTAGAACCAACCTCTACATCAAACTCAATCTTTAGTACATCAGATGGATATAGATGGAAGTATATGTACTCTTTAACATCCTCTGAAACACTAAA